AACAGCATCATCAAATTCAGCATTAGTAAAGATTAAATCTATTTTGTAGTTCATTCCAAATCTTTTATGAAATGCTAGTGATGTCTTTGCTAAAGTTGCTGCACCTGATCTTATTGCAAATTGTTTTCTATTAAGAGAATAATCATCATAACCAAAAGTATAACCTTCATTGCTATACCTTAAGTTTAGATAATCAATTACTTGAGGTAAAAACTTATTCTTATATGTGTAATCAAATGCTACTGTACTGAATACATTCCATACAATAATAGATTTACATTTATCTGATAGTTTAAATTGATTATTAAATGACTCTGGTTTACTTGTATTGTAATGGTCTTGTGCCCTTTGCTTTATTAAATCATCAGGTGGTGTTGTTACTGTCAGATCATATATCATGGGAACATCAACTACCATGTCAAATGCTACTAATAGATCAGAAGTTCTCATAATTGAATCCAATGATCTTTTCTATCGTCAAATATATCTTCATCATATACTATTTGTGTAATAATATCAAATGCTATTGTTACTCTTACATCATCACCTTGATAAGGATCTGTATAATGTTCCATCCAATTAGGAAATAATGTAATCTTACCTTTACAATTATCTGATGGATATGTTTGTCTAGTATATGGATTTACATAATGTGTTTTAGTATCATAATCATCTAAACATATATGACCACCAAGGTATGTGTATTCACTTGTCCAGTGTTGATGTTGTTTTAACTTTTCACCCTTGCGAAGAACATTTGCCCAACATTGAACATATATTTTATCTTCCCATTTAGTATTATCAAGTGTTGTAATATAATTATCATGTGCTGTTCTAATAATTTCACGCATATAATATGCTTCCTGCCAGTCAAGAAGATTATAGCAATTAGATCGTGATGTCATACTATTAGAACCTAATCCAGTATTCCAATCATGTGTATATGGATTGTTATTAATTACTTCTCGTTCTTTTGATAATATTGTAGATTTAATATCCTTTGGATCTATATGATCTTCATACATATCAAATTTAAAGACGGGAGCAAATATAGTCTTTACGGGTTCATTTTCAAATTGTATAATATTCATAATGTTATAAACTGACTGATAGAATATCTACCCATACCATAGATATCATTTGGCATTACTACTTTAGTGACTTCATGCCACATAATAGCAGGGAATATTACCATAGAATTATTTAAACAAGGAATTTTATATTTATGTTCTAGTATCATATCTCCACCAGTATATGCTTTAGGTTTCTTATGAAACCATGATACTGTACTAATAGCACAACCATCTACATGAGGTTTATAATAATCACCATCTACAAAATAATGTACCTTTGTATTATCATTTGTTGACTTCCTTAAGTATCTAAAGAATGGATGATATTGTTCTACTTCCGTTGTAAATTCTTTTTTAAATATCTTTCTATTAATTCTCATAATATCAGACATATCTCTATCCTGATAACATACATCTAAATGCAATCCCTTCCCATGTTTTAATACATCACCATTACCATAAGCAGTACCAGCACCATCAGGATCTTCTGCATCCTTATATCTATCAAGTTTTAAGAGTTCTCCTAACTCTTTAATGATAAGTTCTTCTTCATCCTTTGTATATAAATCTCTTACCCATATAAAAGGAAGATCATTAACCTTATCAAAAAATATATTGTACATTATCAATCTCCCTCACATTCTCCCATGTAAAAACTAAAGCATGAGAGAAATACATTTCTTTTGGTGTCATATATTTTTCACCATCATCTTCATTTATTTCATAACAGAAGTTATACATGTTACCTGTTCTTAAACATAATGCAGATGTAAACTTACCATTAGATGATACTTGTTTGTCTTCTATCTCTTCTATTGACCCCAAATCTGCCAAAATATTAAACTCTTGTTTGAAAATATCCCATAATGATTCAGTCAACGGTAATGTATTAGATACAATCCATTCCTTATCAATCTTCATAGGAAGATCAACATAGTTAGAGAATGTATACATTTCTCGTGCATTAAGTAGTTGATGAGTTGCCATTAGAAATAGTTTATATTAATGTTTGCTCTAAACTGTGCATTAGT